GTATTGAAAACTTTTCATTCAAGGTTATTCTTTATTGTGAAGAGTTTGAATTAACACGATATGAAGATGCATTAATAGAACGTGATAGACCTAATAGATATAATATACGCATAGCTGCTGACAGTAATAAAGGATTGAAAATGTCAGAAGAAGCTAAACGTAAGATATCTGATGGATGTAAAGGTAAAGTTCCATGGAATAAAGGAATACCTCGTAGTATTGAGACAAGACAGAAAATGTCTGTTAGTACAAAAGGTAGACAAGGTAAGACGTGCACTGAAGAAGCAAAACATAAAATTTCTGATGCAATGACAGGAAATACTAATAATAAAGGACATAAATTAACAGAAGAAGTAAAACGTAAGATGTTCTTTCGTTCTGACAAAGCTCCATGGAATGTTGGCATGCATCATTCTGAAGAAACTAAACGCAAAATGTCAGAATCACAGAAACGACGACGTGAATGTGAATATAATAGTGAATTTTCATAGCAGCAAGTATATATGCATAGGATACTACAATGCCTTATTCTAAAATCTCCGAAGCAAGAATAAAACAATTGGGTGGTGTGTCATTGACATTAGTACAGATTAATGCTATTGCCAAACAGGCTGATGCAATTGGTGGAGATTTTGGATGGCCTACTGCAATTTCTAGTTTCAAGAAATCCCACGAAGTAAAAGATGGCGCGTGGGTTGATAGTGCATCTGAAAAGAAAGATGCTCAAGATGTTTACATAGAAAAAGAAAATGACGGAAAATGGAAGATAACGACGGTTAGCACTGCTGCTGTTCCAGATTTAGAGGGAGAAACGTTTTCCGAAAATTCTATAGATTACGATGCTAAAATGGCAGAAGTCACTGGAGAATATCCAGAATATAGGATGTTTCACAAAGAAGCATTGGCAATCGGACGTGTTACATCAATGCGTAGGATCGGCATATTTGCAGTTGACGAGGGATATGCTTACAATGATCCATTTTCGCAAGCAGTTTGTAAGGATATTCTTGCTAAAAATGATGGTAAATGGCGATGCTCTCGTGGCTTTTATGTTATAGAAGCCAAAGGTGGATGTCCAAAATGCGGAGAACAACTTGTACTTGGAAAAGAGCATCTTATTATGGGTTTTCGGTGTCCGACATGTAAGTCGGTACATCTTAAATACAAGGGGACGTTAAAAGAATTACGTTTCCTGAAGACAAAGACTTTCGATATCACCATCACGGATGTTCCGTGTATGCCCTGGTCGGGAGCCGGAGCTGCAAAATCTAGTTTGGAGGTAAAGGAAATGACCAAAGATGAACTGAAAGCTAAGTTGTTAAAGGCTGGCTTGGACGAGAAAATCATCGATGGCAAATTAGATCAGGTATCTGATACTGAACTCAAGGAATACGACGATATTCCTGAGGCTCGACTCCTGAAAGAATTTGCCGAAGAAGATGTTCCCGAAGAAGTTCCAGCTCCAGTCGAAGAGGAATCTGCGGATGAAACTGCCGATGGCGAGCAGACATTTGTTTTGGACGATGCCGTACTGAAATCGTTTGCCGACATTGTTGATCAGAAACTGTCCGAACGGTTGGATGGTCTCAAGATCGATATTGGCGACGATATGACGGTGGATTTCAAAGAAGTGCCTGAAATCCAGCAGTTGACCAAAGACGTTGTCGAGATTAAGGAAATGCTCAAGAAACTGTTAGTCGGAGACGACGAACGGTTGAAAGAGATTAACTCCGATGCTCCACGCAATGGCAAACTGCGAATCATCCGCATGAAGTCCAAGGATAAGAAACCTGTGGATCCTGAGGATCTGAATGAAGATCCAAATGCGCCCATGGATGAGGAAGACATGACTGAAGAGCAGTTAGCTGCTCACAAAAAGAAGAACATGATGAATGGCTTCCCTATCAAGAAAAAAGAAACTGATATCGTAATCGTCGGTGGAGATGGCAAGGCTGCCGGATCGATGACAGAATTCTTACGTGGAGGTAAGTAACATGAAGAGCAAATTTGGTGTTAGCACTCCCGATGAATTAACCCAACTTGGGAATGCCATCGGAACAGCAATGGCTCGTGCCAACAATGGCTACGGTCATATTCAGCGACCATCAGAGTTCAAAGAGGCATCACTGACTCCTACGGACGTCAGTATCTATGGTCGGTATTCAATCTTCGATCCCTGCTCTCCCGGAGACGTGTTTGGGATGCAGGTTCAGACCGTTGGTCTCATGAACTGGCTCGGATGGCGTCCGAATCGCTTCTATCGCCGGCGTGTTGACTTCATCACCTGGTGGGGACCTGCCGGCACTCATGTCGGGCATACTCCTTCAACTGGTGCTGGGAATCCATGCGACGATCCCACCGGATGGGAATACGGCACTTGCGGTTATGATCTGACCCACACCTCATGGTATCACCTGGCTGGCGATGCCTTGAATCCGCACACAATCGTGCAGGATCGTTGCGAAACGACTCCTCGCTATCGGTTGAATGGTGTGCAGATTGCCGACGATGTTGAATGGCAGATGAATGGCATCATGAACGTTATGCAGCAAGACCTGCGTCGTGGTCTTTTGCATGGTTCTCATGACAATGCGTATCAGATGAACGGTCTTGAATCCCTTATCAAGATTGGCTATGCTGGCGATAATGGTGTTACTTGTCCGCAAGTTGACTCTACTATCGTGGCATGGAACGATAATCTGGCTGGTGATGTGAATGGCCTTGGCAATTTCTTTGACTATCTGGATGAGGTGGTCACGGAAATTGAATATCGTGCTTCCTCGATGGGCACCATTTCCGAGACTGACATGGTCCTGTTGACCAGTCGCTTCATGGCGACCTGCCTCTTGGATGCATATGCTTGCTACACCACCTGCGGTGTTACCGATACCGGCGACGTCACTGACCAGGCTTTACGTGCGCAGCAACGTGCTGCTCGCATGGCTCTGAATGGTGGTCCACTGTATGATGGTTCTGCAGCGGTAGGCTTCTTGAATCTGAAATCCGGTCGTCGTGTCCCGATCATCGTTGACGATGCATTGGATATCTCTCGCCCTGTTGGCGACTACTGCACCGACGTTTATCTGCTGACCAGGCGCATCGGCTCCATCGACGTGCTTTATGGCGAGTATCTGGACCTTCGTGTCTATGAGAATCGTGTAAAAGCTCAGATGCCGATGTTCACTGCTCGTGCAGATGCTGCCGGTCGTTTCGTCACCAAAGGCAAAGAGGACAATTGGTGTATCCAGTTGATCATGGGCACCTCTCCTGAAATTTATCTGGCTGCTCCTTGGGCTCAGGTACGTTTCGAAAGCGTGTGCTGCGCACGGAAACGCAAGCCACTGGTTGGAGATCCATTCCAAAGCGCATATTGGCCAGGAGGTCGCCCACTACATGTGAACCTCGCAAATCCAGATGTGTAAATATTAATGGTACGATGAGTTATTATATGACAGATAGAACGTTCTATCTGTCATATTTTATTTAGACAAGTTTAGTATATTATGACTAATTATCATGATTGTGGTATATATTGTATAGAAAATCTGGTTACAGGTTATCATTATTATGGGCAATCATTTGAATTACATAATAGACGTGGATGGCATTTTGTACAATTAGCTAAAAATGCACATCGCAATGCGCATCTTCAGAGTTCTTACAACAAACATGGCTATAAAAATTTTATATTCAAAATTTTAGTATATTGCGAGAAATATGAATTAACATATTACGAAGACAGATTAGAAAAGGCTCACAGACCATTCAATTATAATATGCGAGAATGTGCTGATAGTAATCTTGGAATGAAGATGTCAGATGAATTTAAGTTACATTGTTCATTGGCACGCAAAGGAAAACCGTCTGGAACTAAAGGCATTCCATTTACGTCAGAACATAAGCAAAATATTGCTAAAGCAACGACTGGCAGGATACCATCTGAAGAAACAAAGCAAAAGTTATCAAAGGCAAATAAAGGTCATATTCCATCTAGAGAATCTGTACTGAAGAATATTGCATCGCATACTGGAGTACCATTAACTGCTGAACATAAACTTAGCATGTCAAAAGCCAGACTTGGATCTGTATTATCTGAAGAGCATAAGAAGAAGATTTCTGCAACTCTTACTGGAAATAAAATGTCTGAAGAAGCTAAAAGAAAGATGTCAGCATCTCGCAAGGGTAAACCTTCCAACAGAAAAGGTTGCAAAATGTCTGAAGAGGCCAAACGTAAGATATCCGCATCACTTATTGGAAAACCATCTCGCAGCAAAGACAAGAAAAGATCTATAGAATCTAAATTACGTATGAGTGTAGCACAGAAAGAACGTCAGGCACGAATAAAGGTTGAAACTTATGCCTAATCCATTGGTTAGCATTGTTTCTGGAACTTATAATCGGCTTCCTCATCTTAAAAATATGGTGGAAAGCGTGCGGCATTCCATAGGTGTTGGCATAGATTATGAAATAGTGCTTGTAGACGGTGGATCATCAGACGGTACACAAAACTGGTGCAAGACGCAAAAAGATATAGTATTGATTGAACAAGGTAAATTGTTAGGAGCTTGTCGTGCATTCAATGCTGGCTTTGCGGTTGCAAAAGGACATTACGTAATTATTGGAAATGATGATATAGTTTTCATCGACGAAAGTATACGGTATGCCATTGTTTACATGGAGAAGCATGCCGAAATAGGCATAGGATGCTTTTATCAAGACAGATATGGTCTAGAATTTCACATAGAGTTTATGGCAGCTATAGCGAATGGTAAGCAAATAAGCGTGCCTTATGGACAGGTATGCATCATTCCAAAATGGTTGTTAGACGAAGTAGGTGGATGGTCAAATTTCTATAAAACATATGCTGGAGACAACGAACTTAGTTGCAACGTGTTGGAACTTGGATATAAAATTGAGCCAGTGCCATGCGCAGCTATTCATGATAATGTCGTCAAAGATGCTTTACGAGAAGTAAATGCTGGCGACGTAAAGTATCAAGAAGCACATGGTCATCCAGATTCTATAAAGTGGTTATCCAGATGGAAACACGATAGTGGTATGATAGGTCCTATCATACCAAAGGTTGCAAATATGCGTACAGATATGACAGGACTACAACGTGTTTTATATACACCCATATATGAGCAAGGATTTCAGGCTCATTACAAGCGTGGCTTACTAGATGCACTTGCTAAGCATTATTTGGTATCGGAAGTTGATTGGGTAAAGAATCCAAATCTTATATTTGATGCGGCAAACGCATGGGATCCTGATATTATATTGACACAATTTCATGGTTGCAACGATCTAATTCAACCAGAATTCGTGGCAGAACTTAAGCAAGAACATCCAAGATCCATATTCATAAATTGGAACGGAGATTATTTTCCAGAAAACTTTCTTAATCCAAACTATGTCAAGATGATGCGCCTATATAATATTTGTGGATTCGTGACAACGGATGTTAAGAAAGTTTATGAACGTAATGGCATAAACTGGAAATATTGGCAGATAGGTTATGAAGTATCAGATGTAATGCCAACTAGAGACACGAAACATCACGATGTCGTATTCTTAGGAAATTCCCATTACGATTTCAGAATAGAACTTGGTAAAACGTTGCGTTCTATCAAGAATCACAATGTTGGACTTTATGGCAACTGGCCAAAATCGTATCATCCAGATGGATTCAATCTGTATGATTACAATGCTGGAACCAAAATTTACAAGGCTGCCAAAATAGCTATATCAGATTCACGACCAAATGCTGGTGGATTTGTGTCCAACAGATTATTTCAAGCCATGGTTGCAGGATGTTTCGTTATTCAGCAGAAGTTTACTGGCATGACAGAATTGAATGGCTTGACTGACGGCATGCATCTTGTAACATATGAAAAGACCTCCGAATTGCCGGATTTGATTGACTATTGGCTGAATCCCAATAATACTGAACGACGTAAACGTATTGCAGTAGTAGGACAGGATTACGTTGAAAGGTTCTGTTCATTCGATAAAAGAGTATCAGAATTGATGGTGTGGCTTGGTGAACTATATTAGTGATGTAACTGTCATCGTTCCTATTTATTGCACAACAGAGGAATCGCTTCTGTGGCTGGACGAATGTCTATATTCTGCATATAACCAGAACTGCGAAGTATCCGTATACGACGATGGCTCTATCGTCGATATTGAGGATATCGCAAGTATATATATCAGAGGATATAAACGTAATACGGCAGAGAATCACGGAGTTAGTTATGCTCGCAATAGAGCAATTGAACAAGCCAAAACTAAATTAATAATACCACTGGACTGCGATGACAGATTTAAGTTGGATACCGTCAAACAAATGCTCGAATACTGGAATAATTATCTTGTTCCAGTATATTCGGATATTGATAAGTTTGGTGACGTCATCGATCCAAATTATACTTTGCTCGATTTCTCTTGCGACCACATCCTTAATTACGTTGGCTTCACGAGTGTCAACGTTTTACATACTAAATCCATGTGGGAGAAAATCGGAGGATATGATGAAGCGTTAAAATTCTATGAAGATGGCGACTACAATGCACGACTCATGGGAACATATTGTGGAGTGCGATGCCCAAAACCTCTAATAGAATATAGGATTCATAAAGGCCAAAGAACTAAAACGTTTCAGGCCGAAGCAAACAATTATGCAAATATTATCAAGAACAAAGTAAGGAGTTATAAAATGGCATGCGCAGGTTGCGGAAAACGACGAACAGCGAGTAACAGTGTCACTAATCTGGAAGTAGTCCAGAGTATGAATATTCAGCAGAATCCTGACGAGATGGCACTGCAAGATGCACAGGGCTTCCTCCTGGCGCAATACATAGGTGGTCAGGGACGTGGTAAGCATTGGTACAATGGTGTTTCATCTGGTAACGCTTACCGCGTGACATATGGCATATATCTGTATGTTGATAAGGATGATGCCAAAGAGCCAGGGTCGCTTATGAACACTTTCTTTATCAGGGTTATGCGACCGTTGGAAACCAAAACTACAATGACTGTTGTAGTCCCCCAGGAGGTCCAGGAGGTCCGCATTGTGTCAGAAGGTGAAAACCTCCCTATCGTACCCGAAATGAGGCGTGCAGCCGTTTTGGACGTTCAGAATAGGGACATTTCCAAACTCACTTTGAAAGATGTTCAGACGATGCAACTTACTCCCAAACTGGCTTCCAAACTGCTGGCTCAGGAGCAGAACGGCAGGAATCGCATTCGCATCATAGAATACTTACAGACTGTGATTGAGGCCAAATGATCTTAAACGTCTTGCTGACCATCTTGATTGGAGGATTATGCACATTCATATTAGCATACATGCTAACCAAACTAGGTGGTCCGTTTGATGTTTTCAAGCAAATAAGGATGCTAGCTGGCATTCATTACAATGACGACGAAGTCGTGCTGGTAGAAAATAAGTTCTTTGCCAAACTTCTTGAATGTATATGGTGCACAAGCACATGGGTGGCAGCAGTTGTCAGTTTGTATCTCATTTGGTTGACAGGATTGCCATGGCACATAGCATTCGTGATATGGCTTGGATCAATTACGTTATCAGGCATGGTTAACAAATTTGTGGAGACATAATGGCACGAACAACTGCTAATTTCCTTCCAGTCGGAGTAATCCTCAGTCTTAGTTTAGATCGTTATCAAGAAATCATGCGTTTGCCAGCAGCAG